ATTCAGACAATAGAATATTTAATGAACGCCTAGCACTTCTTAATTGATAACCTGTTCGAGTCCCACGTACATTTGTTCTTTCATACGCTTCTTCAATGATTTCATCAATTGAAGGATTAAAGGCTGTTGTTCCCGAAGTAGCCATTTATCCTCCTTACGCGCCAGTAATCGTAAGTGTAACGCTTCCGTCTACTCCAGCTGTCTGAGTTAAAGTAGCACAAACACCAGTTTTAAATAAGATACCCGATCCAGGAATATAGATTTGTATACCTTCTGTTTCCCATTTATAGGTAGCTTTTAAATTACCTGCTGCTACATCTGATGCATTATCAACATCATGCAAAAGTAAAACAGAACCTGCTTCTCCTCTACCTTGAATAGAGGTAACTCTACTTCTAGCCGCTCGTAGTACTGTTGCACTAACTGTAGCTGTTTGTAAGGTTGTTTGGTCACTTGTAAATGATCCGCCGCCTGCCATAATTTATCTCCTTAATTGTGAGCTCCCAAAGGAGCTCACATTATTTTATTTATCTATTAACTCCACGCCGCAGCGCCTGTGTCAAATGTAGGCCCGTTAGCGAAATCATAAGCAAAATCCCAAGTGCCTTTTTCATAGCACGTGAAATAGATAAAACACCCATGAGTTAAACTATTAGTTGCTGCCGCCGCAGGTGTATACGTTAATATCGTTTCACTTGCTGCCGACGTATCGATAGTTGATGCTGCTCCAGTGGTTCTACTTTCCACTTTTGAACCTTCTCTATAAACATCACTTCCTGCACATGTAAATGTGAGAGTGTTAGTCCCACCATTTGTGTCATCTGTTTGGTAATGTACTACTATAGTTCCTACTGTAGCTGATGGTAAAGTAACAGCTTGTGCTGCATCTCCGTCAAAGTCATTAACTGTGATTGTATTAGCCGCATAAGTTAACGATGCGCCTGTTGCAACAGTAGTAGCAGTTAGACTAGTAAGATCTGGTTTTAGTCCCAGAGTTCTTGCAGTATAAGCTCCTGTTGAAGTGTTTTTATTGACTTGTTGAAATCCTTTTTCGGATCTTACCGAGCCATTAAATGTAGTTGTTGCCATTTTAATCCTCCTAATTTATATGATGTAGTCTTTAGGCCGTCGACTATACTCGTCTACATCAAATGAATAATTGTATAGTGATTAAAATATATATGAAATTTGCGTAGAGCGCAAGGTATCCCTGTGTAAAAGGATGATTTTTGATAGCGCTTAAGTGGCTATCGAAACTTGAGCCTTGGATTCATCTACTTTATTACGGAGAGTAGATTCTTCGAACTCTTTGGCAATGATTTCTTTAACAATTTCCTGAATTTTCTTATCAATGTAGGACATGTTAATATTATACTTGCCCTCCTTCAGGTGCTCCTGTTGCCACTCTAACTCCAAGGACCGTTTTGTATTGTATAGGTCTTCGGTCATTGCTAACCTCCTCATAGGTTATCCATTTACCTCGTTTAGAAGTAAATCCATCTTTTTCGAATACTACCTCATTTTTTCCCAGTTTGTCAAGGATTGATTTTTCAATACCTTCGGCTGTGTCTTCTGCTGAAACATTAAAGTCAGCATAATAGCCATGATATCGAATCTGTACTCGGAAGTTTTTCATAAGGAATTTCTATCTTTATAGTCGAAATGAGGCGACTTTGTGGCCGCCTCACTTCTAATTTATTGATTAAGCACCTTCAACGCCAAAGATACCTCTAGGGTCTGATACTCCAAATGAGTATCTTTCTCTAGCTTTGTATCTTACGTTTCCAGTTGAGAAATCACCTTCCATTTTAGTTTGGATAGGTAATCTATCGAAATGTTTCATTCCGTTAGGAACATCCGTGATTATGTACCAAGAATCAGTATCTGTTAGATAGTGATTTACTCTATAACCTTGAGGAACCATCCCCATGTTTTTGATAGCATTGATATCATTATCAGCTGTTCCAACTCTTCCTTGAGATTTTAACAATCTTTCAGAATTAAATTGATTAGCAGGTGGAACAATCATTTTCATTCCTCTTGCAGCAATTTTCAGACCACGTTCATCAGTCATTGCAGCGATATCAATTAACGCTTGCTCTAACGATGTTTCGTTTAAGTCTGCTTGAGTTGTTAACGTGTTTTGAAACGTTGGCCCAATACATGGGTGTGCTGTGTTAAACAAAGAAACAGCGTCCCCTGAATCATAGTTGTCTGTAGTAGGCAACCCTTGATTAAAAGGTACAACTGCTTTGAGTTGTTTAGCATTAGACATGGATCGTGCCAGTGCTTTTGTATAACGAGACGCAAGTCTGTCATACAAGTTATCTTCCATTGCTTCTTCAGTTAAAGCGAATGCAAGAGCCACTGTTTCGTTAGTGTATCTTGCAGTAAATGTTTCCTGAGCATTGTCGTAAGCAACTGCTGAACCTTCCGGTTTAACATATGCGTTAGCAAAGCCAGATAACATTACTTCTTCTTCAAAAGCTCTGTCAGATGACTCAGTTACATAAAGTTCTTTATGCTCCTGATCGTATCGTTTGTACTCCAAGCCAAATAAAGCATTAAGGCCTGGTTCTAGTTCTTTAACTAGTTGTTGTCGTGATATAGCCATAATTACTCCTATCCAGCTCCTACAGCGCCTGCACCGTTACCAAATATGTGCTGATTAACTAAAACACGCCAATTTACATTAGCGGCTGTTAAATCACTATTTTTTGGATCACGGGAGACACCAATTATTAAAAGTTGAGCAGCGGCATCACTAGAAGCAGCAATTGTGCTGTCATCTAGTTCAGCTGAACTCACCCCGTTTAAAGTACTACCTGATGCTATGCTTGACGATACCCAGTCGGCATTAGAAAATACATCGGCTTGTGCTGACGCACCTGCATTGTCTGATTGAACTTCAAACATTTGACTAGGACTGTCATAAACAAAAGCTTCTATATTTGCGCTAGAAGGCGGTGTTATGCTTCCAGGATAGTAGTTTTTAAACGTAGGTTTCAATGTAGTTGGGTCGTTGTAGAAACATCCCCAGAATGCGCCCATATTAGGTACAGCACCGGCAGTTGAGGCATCGACATAGCCTGCAGCTGCGATAACTGGTGAACCTTGAAAGATTGTGCTAGCATCGCCAGCGACAATCGTATGGGAACTCATTCCAGTGGAATCATCTTGTTGACCAACTGACTTTAACGGTCTTAGACCGAAAGCGGCATCTTGATTTGCCATAGTTGTTTCCTCCGTTGTCTATAAAATATAGACGGTTAATTAAATTCGTTGATTGCAGAAATTGTTAATAAACTATTTCTTACCACCACCGAAGGTTTGCGTCGAGTGTCTATCAACAGTGATAGGCATACTCGGGTGCTGATCCCTCAGTAGATCTGTTTTGACAGCATCGTCTTGATCTTTAGCTTTGTCAGCATAAAATTTTTGACGTGCTTTCGCGATCTCGTTGGGCACTCTGGCCAGCAACAGCCCACCAACTCCAATGACGCCTGTATATTTACCGGATTCAACAACGGGATAACCTTGATCTTTGAATTCACTAGCCATAACTAATGTGTATCCTGATCGTAGGCGACCTGAAATATTTTTTTGGTCATCAAAACCAAGACTTTCAGATCTTATCCAACGGTGCCTGAATCCATCTGGTGCAGGCGGCGCATCTAAAGATGACGGCGGTGTCCATACAACTTCCCGAGCTTCTTTAGCTCTAGTTTCGGACGCGCGAGGGGCTTTTTTCACTTTATCAGTTTCCATATGCTTAGGTCTCCTTCACGTTATTTAATTGTTTCGCATACTCTTCCAGTGGCACATTCAATTTATTAGCAATTGCTACTTGTGAGGATGTGAGTTTCACAGTTCTGCGTCCATCTTTGTAACCTGTTCGCGTAGCCGAAGCTACAGTTTGTTTAGGTCTGGACGTTTGTACTGTAGTATTACCAAATTTGTTGGGAAATTCAAGCTTTATTCTTCGATCCAATTCTCCATAGTAATCGGTAGATTGTGGATCGTAGCCTTCATCATCAACCAACTTCTTGTGCAAATCAAAAGCGGTATAAGTCATGGCATTATCTTTACCAAACCAACTGTTCTTTTGTGCCCATTCGGTTGCTCTGACATCCGGTGTAGGTTGAATAGGGGCTTGAGGTATTGTCCCTTCACTTAAGGTTTTACGTTGTTCTTCTTCTTGCTTTTGAGTTACTTTCATTTCAGCAAGTCTTGCTTCTTCATAACCCAATTTAGCAATTTCTTTTTGTGCAATTACTTCAGCGCTAATATCACCCGCGTCTCGAGCATTTTTAAGTTTGCTTTCAGCGGCAGTTACACTGGAAGTAATTCGATCTTCCATCTCTTTAACATAACCCGTATCTAATTTAGAGAGTCTGTCTTTAAGAGATCTTTGTTCTCCTTGCACAGATTTAGCGTAGATGAGTGCAGCTTCTCTTTGACGTTCTGCTTCACGCATACGTTTGGTTAGTTTAGCAATACGTACTTTTACGCCTTTGCTATAGTCTTCTAGTTCTTGTTTCTGGTCTTCTGTTTCAGGTTTGCTTTCCTGAACATCAGGCTGCTCATCCAATTTCGCAGGTGCGTCATCGGACTTAACAGGCTCTTCAACAGGTTTTTCATCTTTTACCTCCTCTTTTATTTCCTCTTTTATTTCTACTACTGCTTTATCTTTTTCTTCTGGCAATGTGACTTCAACATCCGGTCCACTGGTGTCGATATCAATTGTTTTTTCTTCTTTGACTTCTTGATCCTTTTTTTCTTCGTCAGGCATAGTTTCCTCCTATGTTAATATTCATGCAAGATATCCTCTGGAGTCTTGATGGTTGCCAAGATTTCATCATCATTTAACAACCGTACTTCACCACCCTCTATTTTTATTCGAGACC